TCAGCGAGCACTAGTAGCCAGGCAAATTCTGACAATCATCTCCAAATCTTTAGCAGAGCTGTGGTGGCTTTCTTCTAAGAGACTGTCAATCTGCTCTCCAGTAAGAAAGACCATCTCACTTTCTTCTGTTCTGAACTGTCGAATGTTATCTAGCGGGTTTGGCGCTTCCCATTCGCCAAGTCGTTTCAATTCATTGAACACAGCGAGGAAATACGCGTGCTCTAAGTTCATGGTGCGAGGCGAAACCTGAGTAACGCGCTTAGTACGGGCAAAATGGCCATCGAGCCTTTTTGCCCGGTACGCGGTGAAAAGCTGGGCTAAGAATTCAGTAGCCGGGGGCGACCCTATGCACAGATCTGCCCAGAGCATGTTGCTTTTACGTTTCTCGCCGTCACGCAAAGTTATTCCATGGCGCTCAAACCATAGATGGACTATATCCGAAAGACGACGTTTGTCTTTGCCCTGGCCTAACCAGGGCGTGTCCTCAAATTTTTGCAGTGTGTAATTTTCAAACGCCAGCGCTTCGCCTTTAGTGACAAACTTCCTACGAACCCGCTTGCCGTCTTTACCATCAGTTCTGTCTACAGTGTAAAAATCAGCAACCCGTTGGCCGTAAGCTAACTTTCTTACAGACATAAATTAACCATTCAAAATGAATTTTTTCTGCTGCTGGAATTCTTCTTCTGTAAGAATCCCTTCTTCTTTCATTTTTGCAAGACGTTCAATTTTCGCCATTTGATCATCGAATGATTGAGTGTCTTTGGTCGGTTCTTGTTGTTGCGAGGCAGGAGCATTCAGAGAGTTTTTTGTTTCGTTCACTAAATTTGTGAAGGGTATAACTGAGCCTTTCATGACATTTTTGATTGTGTAGTTTTGGCCGCTAGTAGAAATCATAATTTCACCAAACATAAGCCCCGTCTTGCCGCCTACGCTCACAATGTTGTTGAGGTTGATGTCAACCTGCTTAACACCAAAAATCATGCCCTTATCAAGGAAAATTACGCGTTTATTTGTCAGTGTGATGAGCCAGGTGTTGCCGTCCATCATGCCACTGGCAATGGCCACCGGACGTTCGCCCGAGTTCAAAATTTCAGGGAGGTGAAAGAATTCTTTTTTTGTACCAAAGGGCGTGTCAGATACAACGCCAGCTAAGCGTTTCATCTCCGCTTTGAGTTGGTCTTTTGATGCTGTTTTGTAGTCAATCATCTTCAAATCCTTATGCTTATCTTATTGTTAATACAACCCTACAAAGAATTTTTATATCTTCTATTGCACAATCAAAGGCCATGCCGACGCCACTTACTCTGACTTTCTTAATTGGGATGCGGGTAAGTGTGCAAATGCTTATTTTACCTTCAATTTCAACCAACCACTGATCGTCATAAACCTCAGTAAATAAGGTATCCACGATAAATTGGCTATTACCTTCCTGGACGCAGATTGGGGACTTAGGTAAAGGGACTCCCGGGAGGAATGAGACCTTATCCAACATGTACCTGCCAGCATCGTAAAGAAGGCCATCAACGATTTTTCGACGAGGCATTTTTATAATGTCGAGTTCTTCGTCGTCAAATTTCCTGTCTTGACCAGTAGCAAGCCATTCTAACGATGCGCCAGTTTCAGCTACACACCTAACTACCATGTCAGCGGGAAAGCCGCCTCGTTTGTAGCGTCCAGCCAGGCTACTCGATGCCATTCCAAAGTGATCGGCAAGCATCAGCTTAGACGTAAAGCCATAAGCATTAATCACTCTGTCGAGTACTTCATTGCTGTGGCTGATTTGTCCGTAAGAGAATTTGCCCATAATTTAGTCAGGTTTTCGCAAAATGCGATAAATCGATTTATTTGTCGCTTAATGCGATCTGGACTCTCCTTGTTGTAGCTTTTTACGAGTATAGGTTAATAACAGTGGATATTGGCGTATCCACAGCAAGAGGAGTTTGCATTATGCGTCCCAACATTACAATCGTGATCCCCGATCCATACATTCCACTTGATGCATATTGCCGCCGTACTGGCATGTCGCGAAGTACTGCTGAGAATTTGATTTCCTACGGAAAACTCCCTATCAAGCCTAAAGGTGCACAGAAAAAAGGGCTGGTTGAAGTGAACATGGTCACCTTAACCGTAATGGCGTTAAGCGAATGCGATGTTTCGCTTAACGCGTAATTCATCCTACGGATTAGGGAGGAGCTAACAATGTTTGATTATCAGACTTCTAAACATGCTCATTTTGATGCTGCTTGCTGAGCGTTTGCGCTAGCGCACAATCTGGAAGATGTAGCTGCTGCCGTTGGTATGCGTCCGCAGATCCTCCGCAATAAGTTAAATCCGGTTCAACCGCACCGCCTGACCTGCGATGAGCTTTTGGCTATCACCGATTACACCGAAGATTCGCGGCTATTGGATAGAATGCTGGGGCAGATTAACAGCCTCCCGTCCGTTCCTGTCAATAACGCCATTGAAGCCAACATGCAGTTTTGCGCGTTAAGTGCCGCCGCCAATGTGAGGGCAATCGCTGGGGAAGCCGTTTCAACTGAGCACATGACCGCCGCACGCTGCACACAAATTCTTGATCGTGCCCGTGATGCCATCCGTTCCCTTTCCGTTCTGGCTTACACCGTTGAAAGCCGCCTCCAGTCTGCGCCGGTTCTTGCTGCTGCCGTCGATATCGTGACTAACAGCGCCAGTAGCATGATGTGAGGGTTACCGTGATGGTGGCCATTCTGATCCACTGGGCTGAAGAGCATGGCTATCGCCTGACTTTTGGCGAGGCGTACCGTACGCCGGAACAGGCGGCGCTGAACGCTAAAAAAGGCAGCGGTATCACCAACAGTCTGCACACACAGCGTCTGGCCGTGGATTTTAACCTGTACGTGAATGGCCAGTACAAAACGGACACGGCTGATTATCTGCCGCTGGGTGAATACTGGGAATCGCTGGGCGGAACGTGGGGCGGGCGTTTCAAATCCCGTCCGGCTGGTAATCACTTCAGCCTGGAACATAACGGGATGCGCTGATGACAAACGGCCTGTGGCTGGTATTGGTTTCGCTGGTGTTTGTCTTGGGCTGGTCTACCGCTGACTGGCGGCGTGGCAGTCTGGAACCCGGATAAAGACACGCCTGCTTACTCAGCTATGCCTCTGCCGGTTCCTATGGCGGGTAACGATTCCGGGATGTACCAGTTTCCACCTGAAGGGACGCTGGTTGAAATTGCTTTTACTGGCGGAAGGCCGGGTAAACCCTTTGTGCGGCAGACCGTACCGGAGGGAACCAGCTTACCGGATATCCAGCCTGGCGAGCAGCTGCAGCAGCAGCGTGCGGAAGTGTCTCAGCGCGTCACCCTGGCGGGTGACTGGGTGAGGCCGACAGACCAGACGATCAGTGAAACCTCAATGGCGCGGGTTGTTAAGGCCGCTTCGGAACAGCGGGAGCTGGTCAGCCGCGAAACCACGGTAAGGCTACGGATAAAATTACCGTGCTGGGCACGTCCACACTACTGACCGGAGCCATTCAGCAGGTATGCACGGGTGATTATAGCCAGGCAGTAAAAAACCGCGTGGCGAGTATCGGCGGCAATGATGAAACAGACATAGCCAGGAGCCAGACAGTCACAACGGGTAAAGACCTGATCGAGAAAATTGGCCAGATACGTAAAAGCGTGGCGGCAGTACAACAGCAGATTATTGCCCCGGTTGTGTGGATTGGCTCTGGCACTATCAACGTGGCACAGCTGATGCTCGACACGCTCGACGTGGTGAAAGAACTGGCAGAGCAAACGGCAAGCCACACGCACAGCAATACGGGCACGCCGACCAATGCGGGAGCAATCCGGAACGCCGGAGCGAAAGCGGACACGCTGAGCGGCAAATACTCCCCGGTGATTGGCAAGTAAATCAGTCCAGAACATAACCCGCGAAAGCGGGTTTTTTTATGCCTCCTACCCCCTGAAGGGGATATCTTTCTTCTTATCCCCTTAAAGGGATATCGCCACGCGCAACAAGCGGCGCTATGGCGCGTTCAGCCTTTTCAGACACTCAGAGCCACCCTTAAAACAGATCGTGCGCACAGCGGGGCGCTGGCGCGTCACAGCGCGGCAAAAAAAATCTTCCGCAGACAAAAATCGCACTACACCGCACCCGCCTGCGGTTTTCGGATCGCAAAGTTTTTTCAGTCGGGATTTTTTACAAACGACCCCGTTAGCCCTCGCCACTGCTAGGACGTTGCAGTCAGGTACAAACTGAAAAGCGTGAAAAGAATTTCAGTTTTTTTCAGTGAAAAGGATCTGCGGAGGATCTAATGAAAAATATAACTAACAGATAAACAAAGATATTTTGTGTTTCATGTGAGTCCGGAAGAACAAAATACACAAAAATAGTCGGAGAGTCAGGAAACGTGAAGGCAGGGCTGGCGTGGTTTTCAAGCAAAAAAGCCAAGATGAGGTACTGTAAAAATCGAAAAGTAGACATCTCCGTGATTTTTAGTTGCTATTAGCTTAAAGTGGTTTCAAGCATCTGATGCTCCGTGTAATCTATCTTTTCCTGACGTTAGCCGGGATATCCGGCCTCTCTGTACTCGTCGTTATTCGACTTGCCGATGGTCGCCGCTCGACGCTGCAAGCTGCTTTAAGCTGCCGCTCGTCGCGGAGGGTTGCTGAAGGTTTCTTAACGCTTCTTAAGGGGGCGTCGCGTTTTTAGTTTGGGCTATGCGCTTGCGCTAAGAATCGTCAGGATTGTATAGAGAGAACGATTTATGACTAAACAACATAAAATCGACTTAGTTAAAGTGCTCGGAACTACCACGGTAGTTTTGGCCTTTATCAACGAGTCGTGGACTTTAGTTGAAAAGGTGCTGAGCCTCTTTAACATAGTCCCTAACTACTTGACGTGTACAAATGAAACCAACATGGCTACATAAATTTGAGGTTAAGGAAAATCGTTGGGTTTACATTCCTGATGCCGAAACACATCACTTAGGACAAAAAATACACACCTATATCAAACACAAATGGAAGTCACCGCTTTATATGTTTCATCTCAGAGAAGGTGGGCATGTTGCTGCGGCTAACTATCATATTAAAAAGAAATATTTTAGCCTGATTGATATATCCAATTTTTTTGGAGCTACGAGCCAAAGCCGCGTTACAAGGGAGCTTGGGCGGTTAATTCCATATGTAAAGGCGAGAGAAATTGCCCGGCTATCGACTGTGAAAAACCTCAATGGTAATGGGTTAAAGCATGTAATCCCATACGGTTATCCGCAGTCACCAATATTAGCCAGCTTATGTTTTCACCAATCATTTTGTGGGAGTACCATCAATACTGTCAGCAAATCAGGCCATGTATCGGTGAGCATTTTCATGGATGACATTTTGCTTTCAAGTGATGATCTTGGTCAGTTGGAGAATGCTTTTGATATTATTCTTGAAGCTATAAGAAGATCCGGCTATACCGTCAATGAAAACAAAACCCAGCCTCCTTCCTTGATGGTTAACGTTTTTAACCTCGAGCTTAGCCAAAACTCACTACGTGTAACGTCAAAAAGAATCGTTGAATTTTTACAGGCATTTATTTCCAGCAAAAATCCCCATGAACGTAAAGGCATTGCATCATACGTTGGTAGCATAAACACAGCCCAAGCAAAATTGTTCAGGTGAATCAGGGGCCATCGTAGCAACTTTTGCAGTTGAGTCTTTTTTGTTCCAAAACTACTTCTGAACGTCATGTCTAACTCAGAGCAATTTGGCAGGTCTAAACCTTCTTGCGACACTTTTGCGACACTTGTGCTGGCGAAAACAAAAAGGCCACTCTCGAGATTGCCCTAAGTGCATGTATTTATTGCTTTAATTTGGTGGCCCCTGCTGGACTTGAACCAGCGACCAAGCGATTATGAGTTAGAATGCAACTTCCTACCTGAAAATACTTATATATAATTTTCAATTAGTTATGTGTTTATCAATTACTGTATAAATAACCAGAAATACTCTAAAATACTCCTTTGCGGTATCCTATAGGTATCCTAGAGCAAAACAAGCGATATGCAGGATACCCGGATCGCTTGGTATGGGGTGTTTGTGGAAACATTCAAATTTACGAAGGCTAAGCTCGAAAGCTTGCCACCGGCCGAGCGTGGTCAGGTTGAGTACGGCGACACCATTGTTAATGGCCTGCGCATCCGTGTCGGTATCAGTGGCGTGAAAAGCTTCTGTATATCACGTAAGCGTAACGGCAAATTTATCCGCGCCACCCTTGGGCGATTCCCGGATCTCACGATTGATAATGCAAGGGCAAAAGCTCTTGAGCTGCTGGGCGGTGTTGCGACGACAGGTAAGAACCCGAACGAAGTAAAACGTATCAACGAAAAGGCCGCAGTGACGCTTCATGACGCGCTGGAGACATACATCAAAAGCCGTGCTCATCGTCTGAGCGATGATTCAGCCAAGCAGTATCGTTCTATCCTGGCTAATTTCTCCGGCGACTGGATGATGCAGCCTATTAGCTCAATTTCCCGTGAACGTGTTGAGCAGCGGCATAAGGCAGTTACGGATGGTGTTGCGTGGTTCGGTGCCGATAAATCTACTCTCCGTGCTGGAGTTGGCTCAGGCAGTAAGGCCCAGGCTGATTTATGGGCTCGTGTTCTGCGGGCTATATACCGTTTTGCTCATGACCATTATCGTGATGAAGAGGGAAAAACTCTTCTGCCGGATCCCCCAACTCAGGTACTGAGTACAAAACGACAGTGGCATGGAACGGTCAGGAAAACCGATCGTATCCGTACCAATGAGCTTGCTCGCTGGTTCAATGCGCTGGTGGCCGTCAGGAGTAAAGCGGAAGAGGGACGGGATGATATCGCTGCGGCTGTTTGTGATGCTGTAGAAATGGATATTTTCACCGGGCTGCGTAAATCTGAAATCTTGGGATTAACGTGGGATCGAGTGAATTTAGGTGCTCGTTACTTCTGGATCGATACCACGAAGAATGGCGATCCGCTAGAACTTCCAATCACTGAAACCCTGCTCGAACTGTTCCGCCGGCGCCTTAAAATGAAGGCTGGAGATGAGGTTTTCGTGTTCCCTGGCGTACATGGTGAGATAAAGGAATACCGCCATATTATCGATCGTATCAGCGCGGCCACGGTTCCCGAACCAAACCCGGATTTGATAAAGCCAATTCCTTTTAAGTGGCATGATGGCCGCCGTACGTTTGGGACGGTCGCTGAACTGGTGGGGGTGGGTAACTATATCTTGAAACGTCTGCTTAACCACCGAACGATGAGAAGCGCAGATGTTACCCAAGGCTATCTGCATTTCAGCGCTGATGAACTGATGGAGCCAGCTTCAAGAATAGAACGATCAATACTTGAATATGCTGGTTTGATTGAAAGCAAAAAAGATATTAATACTCAATTAATGTCTGCTTTGGCGAGTCTTAGTGAAGAAGAAAAAAGAGAATTAATCTTCGCAATCTCGAATGATAAAAAGGGTTGTCAGATATGACTCATGGTGAAATGAGTATTAGGGCTACAATTGTGGCTACGTTTATAAACGAGCTTTTTACTGATGGCACTGATTCTATGGCCATTTCAATCTTACGCGATGGCTTTAAGATTGATGCCTCTGCAAGCTTAGCGCGAAATATGGTTAACAATATCATTCATTATTTCGAATGTTCCGATAACCCAGTTGAAGAATTTCTCTATTTTATTGGAATAGATAGCGCTGAAACTGAGAGGGGTGACCAGTCAATCAACACATTGTTATACATGGATGAAAAAAAGACACCATTTTTAACCGATATCCCATTATCAGGTGATGGAGTCACAGTGTTGAATGCTGCGCTTGCGTTACATTTTGTTGGAATGAAAAATAATGCAGATGATCTTACAAAAATTGGTATTAAGTTGCTAATGGAAGGTGTTTTTAGCGACGAGTTATCAATCAGGGAATTTAATGAAATAGCGCAAAAGGCGATTTCAGATGCTCAGAGAGAAAAGGCAAAAAGACCCCGTAATCCATATTATTCAGAGGTTATTGAAGTTATTAAACTTACATGGGGAAAATATCCTTGTGGTGCAAAAACAGCGCTACTTGATGCCTTGGCTGCTCATTATCATGGCAAGGTAAGCCGTAATGCATTGGATAACTGGATCTCCCTCTCTGGATTGAGGCCCCCAAAACCAGAAAAATATACACGACTTGAATTAGTTTTCCCCCAATAGCTGGCTGCTGGGGGACAGTTACTGGTTATTGTGCCGTTGCATCCGGCAGTTGAGAACCAGTAGCCAGTTACTGGACTGATAAGTCATTACGCCATAATAGATATTTATCACTGTTGTTAACCATTAATACACGGTGATAAATATGAAGATAGTCAACTCTCCTTTCTCGTTAGAACGCCTTACCCGTGCTGAAGCGGCTGCCTATCTTGGTGTTAATTCTCAAACTTTGGCTAATTGGGCTCACACCGGAAAGGTGGAAATTCCACATCATAAGGTTGGTCGCAAGGTTATCTATATGCGGTCGGATCTTGATGGTTATCTGGCATCAACTCGCCGTACTCAGACTCTCTGAGGGGGATGTATGCTGGATAAAACAAAGGCGACCATGCAGGGCCGCCAGTGTAGTACCGAAAACAAAGAACAAAATCAGCATACCAGGCCAGTCGCTGGTGGTCAAAGCCTGAGCGCTCCTGATATTACAGGAACTGTGCCATTGGAGCGGTTACGTGAAACTACCCAGAAATTGGGCTGTTTAGGGTGTACGGCATTGGCGCACACCCTATTTTCCCAAATCTGGGGAGAACGTGTTCAGCGTGCCGGGTGTACTGCAATGCAGCATACCCCGGAGAAATTCCGTAGTTTCGAGCGTTACCCAGATTTTGGGTATCACTTTTTTTTAGTGACCGCCGAGAAGTTCTTTTATCCGTCTAAGCCGGGGAAGCAAGACATCTGGTTTCGAGTAGTCTTTATAAAAAAATTCGCCGTGTTCGATATAGTTTTCATCGTCATTAGAAGCAAAGATTTTGAAGGCGATTGGATCGGTATCCCATGCTTTGTCCGTTCTGACAATGAAGGGGGAGAGTTCTGCTTTAAATTTTTCGATAGCCTGTTCTCTGGTAAGGCGATTCTTGGTCATTACTCAGGATCCCCATTGGCTGATTGCTTGCTCTGTTTACGCAGGCGGCGTTTGATCTCGCCTTCTAAGGCAGTCACCACAAATTGCCCGGTGCTTTCTCCTGGTTCCTTCAATTGCTCAATTGCGCCTGCAATGTCATGCGGAACCCTTGCGGCTATAGTTTGTGATTTACGATTAATTGCTTTGGTTGCCATGTTGATTTACTCCAAAAAAGGTGTTCAACAGTATGGCCGAAACAAAAAAAGTGTTCAACACTTGACGTGTTCAACACCTTTGCATAAATTGGTGTTCAACACCTTGTGTTGTCTAAACACAAATATAGCGAAGCCCGGAAGTGTTACCAGCACTAACCGGGCCTCTAACCAAACCGTTATACGAGGTAACGATAATGGCTGAATTACAGCATACCCAAACTCGCCCTGAATTTACATGGCTATTCCTAGCTACCCCTAAGCATTACCCTGAATGCGCCCCGGTAGTCCTCCGCTTTGACGCAGACACTGAAGCCTGCGCCCGCGATGCTTTTCCCGGTTGGGACTTGGTCTTTGCCGCGAAGATCCGCGCCCAGGCCCCATGTCGTGTTTCGTTCTTCGATTACTCCACCCGCCGTGGGTGGGAGTTCGACAGTGCCGCGATTCAGGAGGTGCGTCATGCGTAAGGTCAAATGGTCGGAAATTGACATTGAAGATGAACTGCGCCGCCTGGAAGTGTTTCTCCAAACATCGCTGTGTATGAATTTTGATGATGAAACCGAGTACAGCACTGCAATGAATCTGATCCGTATGTCGCTGACCCGCATTAGTGAACTGAAAGCGGCTAGTGAGGTGGCTCATGCGTGAATTAACCAATAAAAGCGCGTCAATAGCCTGTGAACTGGCTGCGTTGTTGATGGTTGTCGAAGAATGCGATGTTGACCAGGTAGAGCGTGAAAACCTCATTAGCCTGGCCAGAAGAGTATCGGATCAACTGGCGGCAAGCATGGTAGAGCAGAATTCAACGGGGGTGCTCAATGGATAACTTTTACACCTACCGCAGCAACAAAGATCTGCTGTTACTGGCGCAAGAGGTTGCCGCGCTTCTGTCATGTGCTGCTTACCTTGCGACTATCAGAGGTGAGGAAGAGCGTATCCATGTAATGAGTTTAACGGGGTTGGCTAACCGCCTCTCTGACGAACTGGCAAATTCACTGGATATTTCTACTTTTTCAGACCCTGAATCGCAGGAGGCAAAACAATGATCAGCAATGTGAAGTTTAACGAGCTGGCTAACCGCTTTGATCTGCTGGTAGAGAAGGTTTTGCAACTTGAGGCTCAGGTTAAGTCACTCTCCGACAGTCAGGGGGGAGAAATCCCCCCGGGTATGACACCAGTGTCAACACTGGCCGCTGAATACGGTATCTCTACTAAAAAAGCCGAGGAGCTGGCGAAAAACACGGGGGTGATGCTGGTTAAGCTGAAATCTGGCGGGTTCGTTGCACCTGATGAAAAGTTCAGGGAAGCGGCGCGACTGGTGCTGCGAAGTGCTAAGCGCAAATATGGCTCCGCGTACTGGTTCCATCCCCTGATCGGCAAATTCCAGATGAGCGGGGGCATTCCAAAATGACAGTACAGCTGACTGCCGTAGAAACTGTATCGGATGCCCTGTTCACCTGCTCTTACTTGTGGGCGCATGGTAAACAATACAGTCGTAGCGATTTGGATAAAGCCCTCCACCAGCACAAAGACCCGACTACCCGTTACGGTAAGCTGGTGGCTCGACTCAACCGGATAGCAGCAATGCCGTATGAGGAGCTTTGTGATGCCGGGTATCTCGATACAGACCGCAAACAAATGGTTGCTGCACGGCGTTCTCTGCTGGTGGAGGAAATAGGCGAAGAGGAAATGAATGCCTTGCTGTCTGATGTCCAGCGCATCCACCGGGTATTCCCTGATGCTGGTACTAAGTTCAGGACAAAGTTACCGCTCACTCGTGGCTCAGAGGGCTTTAATGTCCGCCAGGACTATATCCTTAAACACTTCCTGCCAGCACAGTCACTGTGCAGCATTTACGGCCCCAGCGGTTCGTATAAGAGTTTTCTCGCTGTTTCGTGGGCCTGTCATATCGCCGCTGGCCTTTCATGGGCGGGTAAAAAGGTCACTCCCGGCGCAGTTCTGTATGTTGTCGGTGAGGGGGGCGTGGGTGTTCCCCGGCGTATACGGGCATGGGAGCAGGTGCATGGTATACGGGCAGACAACCTCTGGCTGGTCAATCGCCCGGTGTTCCCTGTACGTGAGTCAGAGGTTACAGAAGTACTTCTTGCTGCCAGGCAGATTGAAGCCGAATGTGGTGTACCGGTTCGCATGGTGGTGATCGATACGTTGGCCCGCTGTTTTGGCGGTAACGACGAGAACGACGCTCGTGATATGGGGGCGTTTATTGAGGGCTGTGACGTTATCAAGCAGAAAACGGGGGCAACGGTGCTGGTAGTCCACCACTCAGGGAAGGATGAGGGGAAAGGTGCTCGAGGTTCTAGTGCTTTCCGTGCTGCGCTTGATACCGAGTTTAACGTTAAGCGTGAAGGGGATGGAAAGGCGCTTATTCTTACCTGTACCAAGATGAAAGACGCAGAGGAACCGGAACGTAAAGCATATGACCTGAGAACGGCAGAGCTTTACACCGATGATGATGGTGAACTGGTTTGCTCTCTGGTGGTCAGGGATGAACCACGAGAGGCCAAAGAGATAGATCCTGATCTAATTGGTGTTTCAAAGCTCTCAGATAATCACATGGCTCTGTGGCAGGCTATTCGAAGCCGAACGGCGCAAGGCGAGTCATGCACCCGGGCAATTCTCCGTGATGACCTGAAAGCAACTGGCATTGATACCAAGCATTTTACTCGATGGGTTCAGAAGCTGATCGATGATGGGCTGGTTATCCAGAATGGGGAAATTTTGACTATCCGATCTTTACGTGAAGTGGGGGGGTAAGTGGGGATTATGTGGGAGTGATGGGTAAGTGACCCCCTAATTACCCACTTTCCCCCTGTATACACGGAGGAAGTGGGTAATTTACTGCAAACCCTTGCCAATACTGGCTTACGGCTAGTTTTCAAAAAGTCAGGTGGGTAGTAAGTGGGGAGCTAACTAAGTGGGGAGGATGTGGGTACATGAATGCTTGTCGGCTGTTGCAACAAGCATGTGGGATTTGTTCCTTATTATTATGCTGTTTACTTTATGAACTCTTTTTTAAGGTCTGGGTCGAGCATCTCACCCTGCGGAATAGGTACACCTAACGCAATTTTAACTTCTTGCATTGCATAGGCGTTTAAAATTGCTTGATTCTTAAGGACGCCAGTGTAGCCGTTTGATAAATAAATTAATTTGCTGGTTGCTTCATTAATGTTTTTGATTGTAGGTAGACCAAAGATAAAAGCGAAATATTGATAACAAGGAATCAAGTGGGTCGCTGAATGTAGCATTGATGAATGCTGCCTCATAATTTTGCATACCTCCACCATCTCCTGATCATCAGGGCCTTTCGGGTTCGCTAGCTTATTGGCATAAAATACTAGATCGTAGATTATCTTAGACCTTTCTTTTTTAAAATCATTTATCGGTTCAATTATTAACTTTACAACTATTTGTCCAATAACAAAAACCAAAACACCTGAAAAAACCGTTATGAATACAGACATGTTTCTCTCCTGCCTTTAGCGTCATTCCCTATTCAATATAAAGCACATCCAACTCAACTTTGAGTAGTAATTAGATTATGAACTAACGGCATGATGTGGAGGCTGTGGTGTGTCATACAATGATTAATCTATTTTTCTGATTAAAATAATTTTACTTACCACTTTTATTGATCAATGATTGAGCTTGTACCATCAATCACGATAAGGGTAGGAAGATGGCAGAGCGTAACAGTAGGCAGCACGATAAAGGCGGTACGGTTCATATCGATGCTGAAACCATGAAGAAGATCGAGGAGTATCAGGCATTCATCCGTAAAAACCACCCGGAGATGCCTGTACCTACCAAAGGGCAGATTGTCCGTAGCAGCGTGAATTACTGGCATCACCAGACGCTGGGGGCATGGGTATGAAAGGCTGGTACACCATAAAAGCCGCCAGCAGCGGTAACAGTGCTGATATCAGCATTTATGAGGAGATAGGCGGCTGGGGTATCACTGCCCAGCAATTCTCTGAAGACCTGAAAGCCCTGGGTGATATCACCCATATTAACCTTCACATTCACTCACCCGGCGGCGATGTGTTCGACGGCATCGCTATATACAACCTCCTGAATAAACACCCGGCAAAAGTCACAGTGCATATCGATGGCCTGGCCGCTTCTATGGCGTCAGTCATTGCGATGGCCGGTGACCGTATCGTTATGCCGGAAAACGCACTCATGATGATCCACAAGCCGTGGGGCATTTCAGGCGGTAACGCCAACGACATGCGCGACTATGCCGAGCTGCTGGATAAGGTGGAAAGCGTCCTGATCCCAGCTTACGCCCGCAAAACGGGTAAATCAGCCGAAGTGCTGGGGGCCATGCTGGAGAGTGAGACCTGGATGGATGGGCGTGAATGTGTGGCTCAGGGCTTCGCCGATGAGCTGTTACCGGCAGTCAGCGCGATGGCCTGTATTGAATCGAAACGAATTGAGGATTTTGAGCATATGCCAAAAGATATTAAAGGGATGATCACCACTCCCAAAGGCTCCACCACTACCGCAGCACCGGAACAAAACCGCATCAATGGAATTAAAGACCTGTTCGCTATGTTCGGCGGTAAGCATGATTCACTGAAAATGCAGTGTCTGGAGGATGTGGACTGTACACCAGAAAAAGCGAAAGACATGCTTCTCGCTGAAATGGGTAAAACCGCGTCACCCTCAAATAAAGCATCACAAACCCATATTTACGTGGGAAATGGCAATATCACAGGGGACAGTATTCGCCAGGGACTTAATGCACGTCTTGGTCATGAACGCGCCGAACGCGGCAACCCTTACGCCATGATGAGTCTTTTTGAAATGGCTCAGGCCTCGCTGGTGGATCGCGGTGTCAGCATCAGTGGCTTCGGTAACCGCTCGCAAATCGTCAACCTGGCATTTACGCACAGCAGCAGTGATTTTGCTCATATTCTCGCTGGTGGAGCGGAAAAGTCTGTGCTGTCTGGTTGGCAGAACAGCGGCGAAACTTTCCAGCAGTGGACAAAGACCGGTTCGCTGTCCAACTTCCATGAAGCCAAGCGTGTTGGGCTGAATGGCTTCTCGGAGCTGGCTAAGGTGCCGGAAGGTGCGGAGTATAAATACGTCACAACCAGCGACAGTGGTGTGCCGATTGCCCTGGCTACGTATGGCAATATCTTCTCCATCACCCGGCAGGCAATCATCAACGATGATCTGAGCCAATTGTCGACTATCCCGCAGGCAATGGGGCGTGCCGCCGCGCGTACGGTTGGCAACCTGGTCTACCTGCAACTTACCGCCAACAGCAAATTCGCAGATGGTAAAGCGTTGTTCCATGCTGACCATAAGAACCTTATCTCTAAGGGGATGGACACTGATGGTCTTAATGAGGCCCGTAAGTCTATGCGACTTCAGCAGGATGCTAATGGAGATCCTATCAACGTTATCCCGGCCTACATCCTCGTGCCCGCAGCTCTGGAAGGGCTGGCAAATCGCGCCGTATTGTCCTCTTCCTCTCTGTTCCCTGTGGATCAGAATGGTGCACTCAACCAGAACCCCGGCATTATCAACGTTGTGAAGGACATGGCGCAGGTAATTGTCGAGCCGCGTCTGGATAAGGCGAACAACCAGCAATGGTATGTGGCCGCAGCTCAGGGGACGGACACCATCGAGGTGGCTTATCTGGATGGAATGGATGTTCCTTATCTGGAACAGCAGGATGGCTTCACTGTGGACGGTATCGCATGGAAGGTGCGTATTGATGCTGGCGTGGCGGCGCTGGACTATCGCGGTATGGTCAAATCGAGCGGTGTGGCATGAGAGTCATCGGGCGGCTTTGGTTGCCCCTTCATTTGAGATTGATTCTCATTTGTGGGTCCTCCCGGCAGGGAGGCCTTCCACGGGGCGGCGCACTCGCGGGAAACGGCTCGTTTTTGAATTCTATGGTCATCATCATCATGTGCTAACTGTTTGATTATAAATGCATGAAAATTGTGGAAAACAGAAAAGATGATGAATTGTATGTTTTTTGTTCACCATCTTTGGGGGTAATGATGAGACAAATACAGTTAACGATTACCGAACTGGCTGGCGTGACTGGGATGCACCGGCAGACCGTATCAAAGCGCCTGCAAGATATTCAACCGGCACCAGGCAGTAGTTGTAAGAGAAAGCTATACGACTTGAAATCAGCCTTATCGGCAATCTATTCCACCGGGGGAAGCCAGAATGCAGAACACTGAAGTAATGACAACCATCAGGCTGGGAGGCGCTCTTGGAAAACTGTTTGGGAAGATGCACCACCGAGTCATCCGGGATACGAGAGAAGCTGTCAGAGCTTTAAATGCCACCCTCCCGGGATTCGAAAAATACCTGAATAGTAGCAAATCCAGAGGACTCACCTACGCGGTTTATGTCGACGGGATGAACATTGGAGAAATGGATCTCGATTTTCCTAATTTAGGCAGAGAGATTCGAATTGTGCCAATAGTAATTGGAAGCAAAAAGGCCGGCTTGGTTCAAACTATCCTGGGAGCTGTATTGGTGATTGCATCTATCTGGATGCCTGGACTGAGCATAGCCGCCAGCAATATGATGTTTGCTGCTGGCGCATCAGTGACTCTGGGCGGGGTCGCCCAGATGTTATCGCCTCAACCACCAGGCCTTGCCAGTAAGCAGAGTGCCGATAACAAAGCTTCGTATGCGTTTGGAGGTGTAACGAACACAGCTGCCCAGGGTTACCCGGTACCTCTGCTTTATGGTAAGCGCCGGATTGGTGGTGCGATTATTTCCGCCGGGATCTACGTCGAAGACCAGCTGTAAGTAATGATGATTTTTAGCCCGACCGAATGAAAATTCTCAATAAAGAAAATTTGAGGCCACTATCCACGAAAGGTGGTTTTTTCTCTGTAACCTAATTGCATATTTTCTCTCGGATTCATGTCTTAGGCCGATTCTGGTTCTTTTCGATAAAGGCTTTTAGGTCCTCTTTCTCTTTTTGGCGGTCTTCTGCTGTGTAAACCTGAGCACTGATTTTCTTATGCCCACTAGTGATTTGAGATATGTCTTTCTGAATCTTTTCGAGGCTTTTGGCGATTGAGTAGAGATTTGGTGTTCCTAGCTGATAAGCACCTTTGAGCTCCGACATATCGATTATTGACTGCTCTATATACTTAACGCCGGTTGCGCTCTGGTATGAGATCTCTATAACCAAAATAGATTCAATCTTCTCATTATATTGCTGCGTCAATTGAGTGTAATGGGAGTAGAGTTCTTGTCCAGGACCGAAATATTTCAACCCTATCTTCAAGAAATTTGCTTCAGCGAACTCATCAATGAGAGTTTGGGCGATTTGCCCACCAGATATGGTTTTCAGATTAAATCTGACGTTTATAGCGGGACCTAGACCAATGTTCCTAACATGCAGTCGAACGATGTTTATTGCAAAATCAAAGGGCTTAATCGTTATCTCTATCTTCGGCTCTGTCTGAACTTGCCTCATCTTGGTCGTTTCAGAAACCAGCTTTCCTGTAAGAATTGAATAAACAACGGTTGAAATAGTAACAACCGCAGTGAATAGAACGGTCAGTGCACCAGAATTTTTGTTTAGAAAATCTAAAACCTCGGATGTACTCAT